AATAGGAAGTCACATATTTGAAAGAAACAGATATAATTATAATAAAGGATATATAGAAGAAAGGCCATATTTAACATATTCAATAGATAAAACAAACATTTATTCATTGGGTAAATCAAGTAATCAGAAATATTTAGAGCCAAATGTAGATTTAAGTGAAATTGATATAATAAATGGATTTAATTCTCTAAGCAAATTTGTTCAACCATATATTGAAAATAAAATATTTTCAAGTTCAATGACAGGTAGTCACTTATTATATCATAATCAATTTATGTACCCATACAAAGAAATATATTGTTCAACGTATTATGGATCAACATGCAATTATTTTGATGGTGAACACACTAGCACAGCATGGATAACAGGTGATACATATGGTGCTCAATTACAAGTAGTACAACAATAAGTAAATAAAAGAGGTAAAAACAAATGGCATTCCTAAACCAGACAACCCAAATTGTGAACGCGACCCTTACCAAAAAAGGTAGAGAATTATTATCACAAGGATCTAATAGATTTAATATAACAAAATTTGCTCTAGGTGATGATGAAATTGACTATTCACTTTGGAACGCAAATCACGCAAGTGGTAGTGATTGGTATGGTCATACAATAGAGCAAACACCGATTTTTGAAGCATTGCCTGATGAAACAATTGTTCTAAGATCAAAACTTGTAACATTGCCAAAGGGGGTTACATCTATGCCTTATATCAAAGTATCACCACAAACGATTACTTTACAGTTTAAAGCATCAGCATTACTTAATGCTACAACGTTAAATGGTGCTACAGGATATGATGATAGAACCGCAGGATATACATGCATATTACATAATAAATCACTTGCGATATTAGAAGTAACAAAAACTGCTCCATCTCAGCCATCAGATATATCTAATTTACCATCAGATATATTCAATGATGCAACAAATGTTAATAGTTCATATGCTATAGGATTAGAATTTAAAATAACTGCTAAAGATGTTACAAATATTTATGACGGTAGTAGGTCTTGTTTAATCACAATCCATGGAAATGAGACTTCAACAAATGATACAATTTCATTAACTGTAACACCCCCACCAGTTCGCACAACTGAATAAAAATTAAGGAGATAAATAAATGGCTGTTAGTAACGAAACACAAGACTCAACAAGAAATTCATCAATAGCTGTAAGAGAATCTAATTCTTCATTTGTTAATTTTGCTGGATCAAATTACTTTAAAAGGTTTGACACATCAAATGATGTAACAACAATTCAGACAGAGATAACAGATCCTTTGTATGTTACAACGGATACTGCCTTAACCCCATATACAACTGGTTCAGGAACAACACTGTCATCGTCTGTTGTTATGTATTATACAGGTGCTACTGCTGAAACCCTATATAGAGTATTCGATGCATTATATTGTGTAAAATCTGGGTCAGATCCAAATGCGCATATAAATCAACAGGCTGCTTATGCTGCATTACAATGTGCGATATTAGATAATCCATCATCATCTTTATTATTAAATGGTGCTGTTGGAACTAGTGGTTCTCATAGAGCGTTTGTAATCGCAATACCAAGAACATATTATAAAAGTGAATTAGATCAAGGTAATTGGCAGATTGATGTAGCTAGTGGATCATCAGTACAATATTTTATAGATAACACATCTGCTGCTACTGCATCAATTGTAAGGGCAGGTAGAAGATCTTCTATTGTAAGTGGTAATTTAACAAATGGGCCATATGACACAACAGCAGTTGGTTATTGTTATCATGATTTAGGGTTACTTTTATTTGATGGGTATTATAATCCAACACTTATATCATTCGCAACAAATTCTATATTCACAGATGCTGCTGCCCCAGAAAGAGCAGTATTAAGTGGTGCAGCATTTATTCAATCAATAAAAGGAAGATCATCAACGAAATTGAATTCAATAAGTTATTTCTGTAGAGCATTTAATAAAGAATTTAATTATTCATCAAATAATACATTTTCAAGCCCAACCGACGGAACAATATCAGTTTCTGATTTCTTGACAAATGGAACAAAAACATATGTTACAACAATTGGCCTCTACAATGATGCAAATGAATTAATAGCTGTCGCAAAAACTAGTCAACCAATACAAAAGAGTTTTGATAAGGAAATGATAATTAGGGTAAGGCTTGATTTCTAGCATTGTTTTTATTAAACTTATAAAAAAAATGATACTTTTTAATATTCTCATATATTTATATATGTAACAAATTAAAAATATAAATATAGGAGAAATTATGAAAGAAAAACTTTATTATGTATATGAGCTCATTGATCCAAGAAACAATCAAATTTTTTATATAGGGAAAGGTTATAATAATAGAATGTATTATCATTTTAATACAGTGAAATATAATAAAAAATTACACAACAAACATTTATATAATAAGTTGATTCAACTAATAACAGAAAATTTACAACCTATTTACAAAAAAATATTTGAAACATATAATGAAGGAGATGCATATGACTTTGAGAGACAAAGAATTTCAGAAATAGGATTAGAAAATTTATGTAATGTCATACCAGGAGGAAATGGTTGGTTAAATGGAGATATAGAAAAGGCTAGACAAAACACAAAAAATCTTTGGGATAATGTAGAATATAGGAATAAAGTAATATACGCCCAAAAAAATGGCGGAGCAAAGAAGTGTTGGGAATCTAGAAGATTAAATAATACAGATCATCATACTGAAGAAACAAAAAAGATAATTAGTGAAAAATCTCGATTAGCTCAACAAAGTGTAGGTTTTAGAAAAGGAAAACATTTAACTCAAGAACAAAAACAAAAAGTTTCAATAGGTATGAAAAAATTTTACAAAGAAAATCCAGAAGCAAGAATAATTCATAGACAAAAAATTTTAGGTAAAAAATCATCTGAAGAAACTAAGAAAAAAATATCAAATGGCCAAATAGTATATTTTACAAAAAATGGTCATGGCCCATCAAAGGGAATAAAGCATAAACATAAAAGAAACTATACAAAAAATGGTTATAAAATGTTTATACAAAAATGTAGAGAAAATAACATAAATAGATTTAAAGATGAGAATTTTAGAAAAAAATTTATAGAAATTCAAAAAAATAGAAAAAAAGTTCAATGTAAATATTGTAAAGGTTTTTTTGATCCTTGTACTATAAACAGATGGCATAATGAAAATTGTAAAGTAAAAAATGGAAAATAATACAAGCAACGTATATGTAGATCAAAACAAATTATTAAAAGAAGAAACTACAAAAACAAACAAACAGATTTTTGAAGAGAAAAAGAATTCTGTTACTTCTTCTTATTTTGTTTCAAACATATATTTACCTGTCCAAGGATACCAAAGAGAGGTTAATACGTTTTATGCTTATAAACCACACAGTATAACAATTGAATCCGGTTCATATGTAAATGGAATCTATGCATATGCTGTAACATCAAGCAACGCAAATTCAGATAAACAATATTATAAAATTCTTACATCATTTTGCTCTCATGCGAAATATAATTATAATGGATATTTAGGTAATATTTCATATAATGTAGGTGGGCTATTTATTACAATTCCTCAAAATAAATTGGGAGAAAATTTACAGAAAAATAATACATTTGTTACTATTGTTTATGATGGAAATTCTCCTATATTGAAAGATGATGGAAATGGTAACTTGTTATATTATTCAGGTGATTCATCAACAATGACTGGAAGTATTTTTTATGAAGCAGGTGTTATATTTTTACCTGATTCAGGATCTATGTCATGGAGTCAATGGGATAATTCAGATTCTGTGCAGTTTGAATTTAACTCAACTGTACCAATAAGAGAAAAAATCTGGAGATGTTATACACCAGCTGGTGAATTAAATTATTCGTATAATAAAACAGCATATCAAGGAACAGGAAGTATAAGTGGTACACGTATAATTAATGATCCTTTTATACCCTATATTACAACAGTTGGCTTATATAATGAAGATAATCAACTCTTGGCAGTGGCGAAATTATCAAAACCAATAAAGAAATTTCAAGACTTAGATATTTCATTTGATATAAGAATTGATTTTTAAAATATTGTTATTAATAAATTTATTTAAAATACCGGTAATCCGGTATTTTTCATTTATTAAGTTTTATGTATATATTATATCAAATAAATAGGAGAAACGCATTTTGAATAATTGCATATTAGGATTAGATTTAAGCTCAGTAACTTGTGGTTGGGCAATAACAGAAAAAAAAGATGATCAAATATCAATAATTGATTGTGGTTATTTTAGAATAAATGAAAAAAATATATACAATAATGCAAAAAAAAGTATAAAAAATATAAATTCAATTATTCAACACAATAGTGGGATATCTAAAATAGTAATAGAAGAACCATCCAAAAAATTTGCTTCTGGCAAATCGACAATAAACACAATAATAAGATTAGTATCAATAAATTCTATAGTTTCGTATTCATTAAATGAAAAGTTTTCAATTGAACATCTTTCCGCTGTAAGGTCAAGAAAATTATCATGTGGCACTACATTTATGTCAAAAAAAGAACGACAAATTGAATATGAAAATATTAAAAAACAATATTGGAGGAAACATCATATATTCGAAAAAATAGTTAAGTTATACCCAGAATTCAAAAAGTTTATAAAATTTAAAATAAATAAAAAAACAGGTGAAGATGAATTAGATCCATATATGTATGATGTATGTGATGCTATTGTTTTATCAATTGCAGGACATTATAATAATGAGTGAAAAAATAAAAATATTACAAAAGTATTTAGGTCCATATGATCAATTCGGCGATCAATTATCATTTTGTTGCCCAAGAAAAGAATATCATAATGAAAGTATTGAGCAAAAAAAATTAAGCATTAATATAAAAACAGGTTTGTACCATTGCTGGGTTTGTGATTTTAAAGGCAAGTCATTAACAAAACTTTTAAAATATGTTAATGCTTCAAAAAGTGATATAGAAAGATTTAAGTCACTTCATAAAAATATAAACCCAGAAGTTACGCAAGATAAAAGTATTGACAAAGAAAAAATAATAAATCTACCAAAGGATTTTATATCCTTATTAGATGAAAGTGATGATTGTATTTTTAGAAAAAGAGTTTTAAACTATGTTAAAAATAGAGGGTTAACTGATAAATATATTTACATGTATAATTTAGGATATAGTTTGGAAAAAAAGTTTATAGAACATGTTATAATACCATCATATGATATAAATGGTAATCTTAATTACTTTCAAGGAAGAAATATAAACCCTAATGTTGAAAGAAAATATATAAATCCTAATGTTGAAAGATATGATATTATACCATTTGAACTTTATGTAAATTGGTCAGAACCAATAATAATAGTTGAAGGATTTTTTGATATGAATCCATTTTTTAATTGCTTACCACTTCTTGGAAGTAATTTAGCAGTGTCTAATAATAGATCATCGTATCTAATTCAAAAAATAATAGAACGAAAAACACCATCTGTTTATATCATGTTAGATCCAGATGCTATAAAGAAAGCACATAAGATATTAAATAGATTTTATTCATATGGAATTGAAACGTTTTTTGTTGATATAGAAGATAATAAAGATCCAGGTTGTTTAAGTTCATCACAATTTAAGTATTATATAGAAAAATCAGAAAAAGTTGATGATAGATTATTATTCAAATTAATGAGAAAAATATAATGAAAATTGCGCATATTGCAGACGTTCATGTACGAAATTTGACAAGACATGAAGAGTATAAACAAGTTTTTGAAAAATTATATTCTGATTTAAAAGAAAAAAAACCAGATATAATATTTTTGTTAGGTGATATTGTTCATTCAAAAACACAAATATCACCTGAATTAGTTGATATTGTAAGTGATTTATTTATTAAATTATCATCTATATCTACACTATTTATAGTTTTAGGAAATCATGATGTTAATCTATCAAATAAAGATAGAATGGATTCATTATCACCTATTATAAAATTAATAGAAAATGAAAATATTATATACGTAAGAAAGTCAGAATTTCTTGAATCATTTAAAATAGGTAATAATAAGGTTAATATAGGTATTTTTGGATGTGTTGACGGAAAAAGGCAATGGAATAAAATAAATAGAAAAACAAGAGAATGCAAAAACGGCTTATTAAATATCGCATTATATCATGGCCCAATTACTGGGGCGAAAACTGATATAAATTATACTCTTACAAATGATATTGATTCAAAATTTTTCGCTAATTGGGACTTTGTATTTTGTGGTGATATCCATAAACAACAAGACTTACAGAAAAAAAATACCATTATATCATATTGTGGCTCACTCATACAACAAAATTTTGGAGAAGATATAAATAAAGGTTATCTACTTTGGGATATCAATGATAAAGAAATATGGAAAAAAGATTTTATCATAATAGAAAATGATTATGGTTTTTATACATTGAGGTTATTTAATAATCAAAAAATACCACAATTAAATGATGTTCCTAAAAAGTCAAGATTCAGAATAATATTTGATGGCAGTTATTCTAATGATGATATCAGGAGAATAAAACATAAAATAGAATTAAAATATAAGCCACTTACAATTAGTACATCAGTTCAGTCTAGCAATTTGTTTGAAACATCTAATATTATAAATAATGAAAATATAAATATAAGAAACGAAAACACACAGAGATTATTGTTAAGTGAATATTTTAAATCAAGAGATATAAATTTAGTAGATGATGATTTTAATACAATATGGGATATTCATAAAAAGTGTTGGGATGATGCATATAATGAAAACGAAGAAACAGAAAGATATAATAGTTGTAAAATAAAATCAATAGAGTTTGAGAATTTATTTTCATATAAAGGAAAGCATGTTATAGATTATGATAGATTAAAAGGAATAACAGGTGTATTTGGGCAAAATGCTAGTGGAAAAAGCTCAGCTGTTGTTGATACATTATTATATGCAATATTTGGTAATACATCTAGAGATATATCAAAGGTAGGAATGATTGTAAATAATTCTGATGATGTTTCATATGGATGCGCTAATTTATATTTTAGTATAGGAAGTAAAGATTATGTTATAAAAAGAAAAACATCCAAAATATTTAATAAGCATAAAGAATTTGTTGGATATAGATCAGATGTCGACTTTTTTATACAACAAGAAGATCAATTTATTTCTCTTAATGGTGAACAAAGAACAGAAACAGAAAAAATTATAAGAAGAATAATAGGGACAATAGATGATATAACAACGACTTCAATATCACCTCAAAATCAAATGACTAAATTTATCGACTATGGTTCCGTTGATAAAAAGAAAATCATATCAAAATTTCTTGATATAGATATATTTGACAATTTATATAATATATGTAAAGACAAATTATCAAATATTAATGTTGAAGCAGATAATTTAAGATCGCTAAATTTTACTAATATAAAAGATTCATATAAATTAACGATTAATAAAAATATAGCAGATTTAAAAAATTATGAAAAAGAAAAAAATGAATTAAATCTAGCAATAGTTGATATAGATGATATAATGAATAAGTTAAGTGAACAAATTTATTCAAATATTGATATAATAGATATTTCTAAAATAAAAAGTGATTATGAATATAACAAAAATAAAAGAAAAGATTTATCAGATGAATTAGAAAATATAACAAATTCTAAGAAAGTCTTGATTAAAGAAAAAGAACAATTAGAAGAATATACACATGATAATAATG